CAAGAAACCCATTTGACAATATGGTGTACCCAAACAGAAATGACTCTGGCGGGAAAGATGTTTTATATGTAGAGCATTACTTGTTCTATGATTTTGATGGTGACGGTATAGACGAAAGAGTTAGAGTTTGTACTATCGGCAACGGCATCCATGTTGTAAATGTAGAGCCTTGGGATGAACTACCAATATGTATGTTCTGTCCAGATCCAGAACCACACACAGCTATAGGATCATGTCCTGCGGATTACATCAAACCAATTCAAGCTGCTAAGTCACAGATTATGCGTGACACTTTAGACTCACTAGGTCATTCAATCTTCCCAAGAATGGGTATTGTTGAAGGGCAAGTAAATATTGATGACGTATTAAACACCGACATAGGGCAACCTATTAGGATGCGTGCGCCAGGAATGGTACAACCATTTGCTGTGCCGTTTGTGGGTAAAGAAGCTTTCCCAGTATTAGGATATTTAGACGAAGCCAAAGAAAATAGAACTGGCGTATCTAAAGCATCAGCTGGCTTAAATGCAGACGCTCTACAATCTAGCACCTCATCAGCTGTATCGGCTACTATGAGTGGCGCACAAGGAAGAGTGGAGCTGATATGCAGACATTTTGCTGAAGGTGGCCTCAAAGATATCTTTAAAACCGTTAATAACTTGGTAATCAAGCACCAAAACGCGCAAGATGTGTATAGATTAAACAACAAATTCGTACCAGTAGATCCAAGATACTGGGATAATGACAAGGATATTATCGTAAATGTAGCGATATCTAAGTCTTCAGACCAAGAAAAGTTTGCAGTTCTACAAAATGTAGCGCAAAAACAAGAACAAATCATGCAATTACTAGGGCCTCAAAACCCATTGGTATCATTACAGCAATATGCTAATACTTTAACTAAAATGATAGAAATGGCTGGGTTTAAAGACTCATCATCTTTCATAAATACAGAAGTTCCGCCGATGCCACCGCAACAACCCGAAGAACAGAAGCCAGATCCAGCTGAAATGCTTGCACAGGCTGAAGCAATGAAGGCACAAGTTAGCGCACAGAAGGCAATGATAGACGCTGAAACTGACAGAATGAAAATCATCATGGACGATGACAGACAAAGAGACATAGAAGAAGCACAACTCAAAGTTAAGGTTGTGGAAATGCAAGCTAAGTACGGCGCACAAGTTAATGTCGCAGAAATAAACGCAATTATGGAAAGAGACAGAGAAGGAATGAGACAAGATGCAAAAGCTCAAGCTCAAGGATTATTTACAAACAATGTCCCACAACAAAATATTTGATATTGAAGTAATTGTTGACGATATGGTTTATGTTGGTAAAGAGATTAAAGCAAAAAATAAAAATCACGCAATGCAAATTATGTCTGTAATGTCTGGCGGAGAAGTGACAGAAGATTCTGAAATAATTTATTACGAAGAAAGGACGGTACATTAATGAAAAAATATTTAAACAAATTTTGGTCATGGTTAGACAATCTAATGAAGCCAGCTCCTGTAATTAAAAAAAGAGGCAGACCTAGGAAAAAGAAATAATGGCAACACCAAGAAAAGGCAAAGCAAAAGTAAAAGTAACCGCATCTGGAAAAAAAGTTAGTTACGGTCAAGCAGGCAAAGCTAAAGGTGGAGGTCCTAGAGTTAAGCCAGGCACATCAAAAGGTGATTCATACTGTGCAAGAAGTCTAGGTATTAAAAAAAGATTATCTAAGAAAAAACAAAACAACCCCAACACCCCTAACAACCTATCAAGAAAAAGATGGAAGTGTTCAGGAGCTAAATCTAAAAGATAATAAGGAGATAATATGCCAAAAGGATTATACGCAAACATACATGCTAAAAGAAAAAGAATTAAAGCTGGTTCTAATGAAAAGATGAGAAAGCCTGGAACTAAAGGCGCACCTAAAGCTAGTGCTTTTAAAAAGGCAAAAAGAACAGCTAAAAAGAAGTGAAGTTTATAAGCTATCTTATAGACAAATTTTTAGAACGGTCATTCCAAAAAACAGAAGATAAACTATCTAAATCTAAATGAACGATGTTGTTACTCTAATAACCGAATTAGGTTTCCCTATAGCTGCGGCCATAGGTCTTGGCATGTTTGTATGGAAACTTATAAACAGAATTATAGATGGCATGGAAACAAAACTAGATACCGTAGATGAAAAAGTTAATACATCATTAACGGCTATGGAAGGTAGGCTAGGCACAAAACTAGACACGCAACATGGTATTCTTGTAGCATTGATAGATAGAGTTAGATCGCTAGATAATGAAATTATCAGACAAGACACTATGATAAAAACCATGCTTGGTGTACCACAATTGATAGACACCAACAAAATAGCAAAAGCAAGAAGAGATGACAAAAGGAAAGATTAGTTTATTAGTATTATGTTTATCTGTATCAGCAGATGAAATGGTACACAAGTTTAAGTCACCATCGTTCTCTGGTGTTGGTACATCTGCACACTATCTAACTATAGAAAATCAAATGCACACCAGGAAGATGACGCTCAAAGCAGAGATAAAAGCATTACAAGATGAGATAGAAAGAGACAAAGAAAATACTACACTTGCTAGGTTTATCAGAAACTTAGAAAGTAGAATCTATGCACAGTTATCAAGACAACTAGTAGAAAACTTATTTGGTGAAACTGCAAGCACTAGTGGTATTTTAGAGTTAGAAGGTAACACTATAGAGTATAATGTTGTTGACGGTATAATAACTTTAACAATAACGGATTCTAATGGTGATACAACGACTATATCTTTGCCTATTGGCAACTTTACTTTCTAGTTGCGCGATAATAATAGATCCGTTAGAAAACAATTTACCACCCCTACAAAAAATAGAAAAGCCAGAGATAGGATCTTTGTTAGTTCCAGAACTCGCTAACATAAAAACAAATAACAAAACTAAACCAGTTGTAGCAATCTATACAGGATCATTCACAGACCAAACTGGTCAACGCAGAAGCAACAGCACATACGCAACCTTTTCATCTGCGGTAACTCAAGCACCAGATGCTTATTTAATCAGAGCATTAAAACATGCTGGTATAAATCATAATGGTTTCTTTGAAGTGGTAGAACGCGTAGGCCTAGACCATGTAACTAAAGAAAGACAAATCATTAGAAGCACCAGGCAGGAGTTTAAAAAAGACACCAAATTACAACCACTTATGTTTGCGGGTTTGATAATGCAAGGTGGCGTGATATCATACGAAAGTAACGTAAAGAGTGGTGGTGCTGGAGCTAGATACCTTGGAATAGGAATGTCTAGGCAGTACAAACAAGATACAGTTACCATCTCATTGCGTACCGTATCTGTGAGTACGGGTAAAGTATTACTAGAAGTGCTAGTAACCAAAACGATATTAAGTGCATCTATAGATCAAGATATCTTTCGTTTTATTAGTGATTCAACCGAACTAGTAGAAGTAGAGAACGGTTTAGTCAGAAACGAGTCAATCAATATAGCACTACAAACAGCGATAGAAACTGCTGTTTTACAAACTATAAAAGAAGGAACAAATAGAGGATATTGGAGTTATGAAGAATTTAAAACAATTGATTGCGACGATGATTGCGTTACCGCTATTCGCGGCTGACAACGAAATCTTTGTAGAACAAGCTGGTGCAACAGCAAACATAGACCTAGAGCAACTAGGTTCATCTAACATTATAGGCGGTCTAAATTCTATAGCTGGTACACTAACAGCATTAGATCTTGACGGTATTAATTTAACACTAGATATCAACCAAATAGGTAATACTAATAAATTTCTTGGTGATATCTATGGTGATAATGTAACAGGATTCTTTGAGTTTGACGGTGACAGTAATACATTTACTATACAAGCAGATCCAACAGATACTTATGGTATTAGTGGATCAGACTACAATGTTGATGTAACAGGTAGCTCTAACACATTTACACTAGATACTGGCACAAGTGCGTTAAGTGAAAACCTAGACTTAGATTGGATAATCAATGGTGACAGTAATACTTTTGATTTTGATATTAACTATGATGGTGCTACTAACTATGTTGATGTAGACGGGGATAGCAACACAGTAAACTTTACAGGAAGTGGATATGCGGGAGGATACTTCTATCTTGACCAAACAGGAAACAGTAGAACATTCAACATCATACAGTCATCAACTCTTGCTGCTGATTGGTTACAGATTAACTCTACTGGCAGTAACGGTACTGTTTGCGTCGTTCAAAGTGACGGCGGAACAACAACCAGCTGTTGATGTAGGAAATATATCTGAGCTAACTGGTTCAGCACAAGTTGTAAGAGATAAGCCATACCAGGCAACAGAATCTTTTGACATACAGCAAAACGATGAGGCCATTACATCTAATGGTCGTATGGCTATTACATTCTTAGATGATTCTAAAGTTAAATTAACTGAACACTCGCAACTAACTATAGACGAATATATCTTTGATCCTAACCCTAGCAAATCCAAAATGGCTATCACCTTTGGTCTTGGCACAGCAAGATTTATTACAGGTAGTTTAAATAAGATAGACAAAAATAATATAGATTTAAAAACGCCTACAGCTAACATAGCTATAAGAGGTACTGACTTTACGGTAACGGTAGATGAGACTGGTCGCAGTTTATTAATACTGTTGCCTGATATTAATGGTTTATCTAGCGGTGAAATATTAGTAACTACAGCTATGGGTACAGTTACACTAAATAAACCTTACGAAGCTACAACTGTAGATGTATATGAAAAATCACCAAGCAAACCAGTCATACTAGATTTAACACTAGAGCTGATAGATAACATGCTTATCGTAAACCCGCCACAGCAAGAAAAGGTTACAGAAGAAACCATACAAACCAAAAAAGCAAACATATTAGACTTTGATGATTTAGATATAGATTACTTAGAAGAAGACTTTTTAGATTCAGAACGAGAGCTAGAGTTTACAGAACTAGATATAAATTATCTTGATGTGAACTTCTTAGAAGATTTGTTAGATGTAATAGACGCACTACAAGAAATACAAGAAGAAGATCAGTTAGCACAGGATGCTACATCAATTAACATTGTTGGTACAAAACTAGGTCAAGACCTGAACACGCAAATAACATCATACATAACTGGCGAAGTTCTAACGCTTATGCGTAGCGTAAACGATACAGCAAGAGTAGATATAGATTCATCTGCTAGTTACACAGTTATTTTTATACAAGATGGTGCATCTAAAGTTGTAAAAATAAATGGTGGTACTGGTAGCATTATTAAAATAACCCAAAGCAATTAATGAAACGTCTATTATTCATCATGCTTATAATACTAGTGTTGCCTTTGTTATATCAGTCAACACCGACAGAAATATTAAAGTTAAAAGTATTTGACTATCTAGTACCAGAGCAACAACCATCTGGTTACTTTACTATTTTAAATATTACAGAAGAAGATATAGCTAACGAAGGCGGTTGGCCGTTACCAAGAAAAAGACTAGGAGAAATACACACAGAGATAATGGCTAAAGGCGCAATAGGTGTTGGTTACGTTATAGGTTTTCCACAACCAGACCGCATGGGTGGTGATGCTTACTTTGCAGAATCATTAAAGTATGGCACTTCTATTTTAGCAATGTTTGAAAATCCTAATGGTAATTATCCACCAACCACAGGAACTGTCATACTTGGTGATGATGTAGGTGGTATGACTACAAATGGTGTTATACAAAACATAAAGTTATTAACAACTTATGCACAGGAAGGGATTGCAACTGCGCCTACTGATGTAGATAACTTGGTAAGAAGAATACCGTTATTGTTAAAAACACCAGATGGTTATGTGCCTGCATTTGGCACAGAGGTATTGAAAGCATTGGTTGGTGCTGATACTTATATTATAAAAACAAATGATCTTGGTATAGAACAAATACGCGTCAAAGGATTGCCACCAGTTGCTACCGACAGTTTAGGTCGTAAGTGGATTAGCTGGGTAGACACACCGCAAACCAATTTACAAGAAATGGATGTTGCTGGTAAGTTTGTATTTGTCGGCGTAACTGCTCCAGGCATCATGCCACAAATTGCAACTCCGACTGGATTATTAGAACCACACAAAATTCAAGCAGCATTATCTGAGTCAATCTTGATAGAAAACTCGCCAAGGATTCCAAACTGGCATTTATCAGCCGAAATTTTGATTTTGCTAATTTTCGTGTCGTTGACGTGGCTTGTAATTAATTATCTCAGTATAGTTAAGGGCATAAGTCTCGCTATAATTTTCCTGTTCACCACGGGCTTCTTAGGAGCTTTTAGCGTTCAGAAAGGTATTTTGTTGGATTTTTCATGGACTTTTATCTCTCAGATACTAGTTTCTACAGTTGCTTTGTATTTAAGCTACAAAAAACAATATAAATTACGTCAACAGATAAAAAAACAATTTGAACATTACTTAGATCCAAGACAAGTTAAACAATTGCAAGACAATCCAAGCTTATTAAAACTTGGTGGCGAAAAAAAATACTGCACATTTTTATTTACAGATGTTAGAGGATTTACATCTTTGTCAGAAAAGTTAGAACCAGAAGAAGTTACCAAGATTATGAACAAGGCTTTAACCATTCAAGCAGATGCAGTTAAGTTTTATGATGGCATGGTAGATAAATATATTGGTGATGCAATGATGGCAATCTTTAATGCACCTATAGATATACCCGATCACGAACAGGCAGCTGTTCTTTGTGCAAAAGAAATACAAGACAAAATTAAAATGGCTGATCTTGGTATTGAAATAGGCATAGGTATAAATACTGGAACTGCTGTTATTGGTAATATGGGTAGCGATACTAGGTTTGATTATTCTGCTATTGGTGATTGCGTAAATACAGCTGCAAGATTAGAGTCAGCAACCAAAGAGGTGGGTGTAGATATATTGATTGGCAAATCTACTGCAAATAAATTGCAAATTGAGTTAAAATTGTTAAAACCAATAAAAGTTAAAGGAAAAGAAAAACCTTTAGTTATTTATACAATATAGGAATAATTATGCCAAAAGGAAAAGGAACATACGGATCTAAAGTAGGTAGACCACCTAAAAAGAAAAAAGTAAAAAAAACTAAAAAGTGAAACCATCATCTGCAAAAGCCAAAGGGAGAGCTTTGCAACAATGGGTGGTAGATAAACTTGTTGAACTACTAGGATTTGATCCAGAAGATTTAGAATCAAGGCCAATGGGTTCTAATGGTGAAGATATCATCATGGGCGTGCAATCTCGCAAACAATTTCCATATTCAGTAGAGTGTAAAAATCAAGAAGCTGTAAATGTGTGGAAAGCTTATGAACAATCACAAGAAAACTGTAAAGATTACGAACCTTTGGTTATAATTAAAAGAAACAGAACAAAACCATTGGCATTGGTAGATGCTGAGTATTTTTTAAAACTACATAAAAAAGATGATTGATAAACTAATAGGACCAGTAGGTGACATTGTTAGCAAGCTAGTGCCAGATAAAGACTTACAAGCAAAACTAAACCATGAACTTAAAACAGAATTACATAAAGCGAATATGGCGCAGATTGAAATCAACAAGATTGAAGCTGGACATAAATCCTTATTTGTTGCGGGCTGGCGGCCCTTTGTGGGGTGGACTTGCGGTATTGCCATGTTATATCACTTTTTATTACAGCCTATTATTATATTTGGACTATCAGCAGTAGGACTGTCATTTGACTTACCAACTTTTGACATGGGTTCGCTAATGACTGTATTAATGGGTATGCTAGGTCTTGGAGGACTTAGAACATTTGAAAAAACTAAAGGAGTTACAAAATGAGTTGGAAGAACTTTGTACTAGAAGAATTTGCTTGTAAGCATTGCGGTGAAAACAAAATAGAGCATGAGCTTGTTGATAAACTACAAGAACTAAGAACAGAGCTAGGATTTCCATTTAAAATAACATCTGGTTATAGATGTGCAGACCATCCTGTAGAAATTAAAAAATCAAAGCCTGGTACACATGCTTTAGGTTTAGCAGCAGACATAGGTGTTAGAGGCAAACAAGCATTAGAAATAATATCTAAAGCTAGAGACTTTGGATTTACTGGTATTGGTGTAAACCAAAAAGGTGGTGCAAGATTTATACATCTTGATATATCTAAAGATTCACAGGGTAGACCTAGACCACATATTTGGAGTTATTGATGGATCCATTAACGTATTGGAATATTATTATCACTTTAGTAATTGCTCCAATCATTCATGGTATTAGAACTAACGCGACAGAATTAAAAAGAGTTGATATACTACTCAATAAGACTCGCGAAGAAGTTGCAAAAGATTATGTAACTAAAGTTGAACTAACAATTAGTATAGATAGAGTTATAGATCGTTTAGATAAGCTAGACGAAAAAATGGATAAATTAATTACAGGTTAATATGAGCAAAGGTGCTTTTCAAACAAGACTAGGTCAAATGGGAGAGATCCCTAACTTTCAACAAACTCCTCCAATGGCATATACTGGTAATTACTTTATGCCACCAAAGCCAAACTATTTACCAATAGAAAAACAGTCAATGGCTAGAGTACAACAACCCATGTCTATACAACAGCCTATTGCAAACATTATGGCAGAAGGCAGTATGCAACAGCCAATGGCTCAACAACCCTCGTTCCAACAGCAAGTGCCTTCATTGTTAAGTCCACCAGAAATACCAAGACAGCCAATACAAACACAACCACAGTCTTTATTACAAACACCTGGTATTGGTATAGAGAAGCCAACGCAATATGATAGGGCATCTTCAAGAATATCTTTACCACCAATTAACTCATATAGATAATGTCAGTAACACACGAAGAAGCTGTAAAAGCTGAACAAGCACGATTATTACTTGAGTCAGATGTTTTTAAAGAAGCAACTGAAAATCTTAAAAACGAATACATCACTCACTGGTTAAACTCCAGAGACATTGGTGATGTCAACATAAGAGAAGACTTACACAGGTCTTTATTACTACTACCAGAAGTTGAAAGACATCTGCGTATCATGGCAGAGAAAGGAAAGCTTACAAAAGCGAACATAAACAAAATTAGAAATATTGGTTAATACTTTCCTTTTTACACATTCTTGATATAAAATACTTATAAATACATATAAGGAGTATTTATGAGCAATAACGGAAAACCGACTGCTTTACAAAGCGACACAGATTTAGCTGCGTCCGCGTTTGCAAGCATATTAGCACCTGAAGAGGATAATGTTAAAGATGCAGTCGAAGAACAGGATGTAGTAGAAGAAGAGGTCATTGAAGATGATTCTGAGTTTGTTGAAGATGAAATAGATCAAGAAATTATAGATGAGTTGGAAGATGACGAAGAAGTTGAAGAAGAACAAACAGACGTTGAAGAGGAAGCTCCGCAACTTCAAAAATTTACTGTAAAGGTAGATGGCCAAGAGGTAGAAGTCACGCAAGAGGAACTCATCAATGGATATTCTCGTCAGCAAGATTATACGCGTAAAACTCAAGAACTCTCTCAACAGCGTAAAACTATTGAGCAGCAGCAAGCAGAGTTAGAGCAAAGAGATGCGATCTATTCGCAGTTATTACCGAAAATGGAAGCCCAATTAAAGGGTGTTTTAGGTGAAGAGCCAGACTGGCAACGATTATATGAAGATGATCCAGTTGGTTATGTAAGAGAAAAACAGCTTTGGGATGAACAAAAGCAAAAGCTAGAAGCTGTCCAGGCTGAACAACAAAGACTTCAACAGGAGTCATTTGCTGAACAGCAGAAACTAATTCAACAACAAGTTGAAGAAGGACAGACTAAGTTGCTTGAGGTTATTCCAGAATGGCAGAACCAAGAGGTTGCCAGTAAAGAAAAAGCTGAAATTGCAAATTACGCAACCAATGTCTTGGGATATACCCAAGAAGAGATTAACTCTGTATATGACTGGAGAGCTTTACTTGGTTTAAGAAAAGCATGGTTAAGCGATAAAATCGCTGAAACTGTTAAGAAGAAACCAACACAAAAAGCACCAGCTAGAGTTGCAAGACCTGGTACTACAAATAAACGAAAAACGGTAACTCCTGCTAAGAAAGCAAAACAAAGATTAGCTAAGTCAGGCAAGGTGCAAGACGCAGCTAAAGTTTTTGAACAATTATTATAAATTTTAAAATAGGAAAATATCATGGCTCAAATAAATAATGTCTTTGATACATACGATGCGCAAGCTGATAGAGAACAGTTAAGCAATGTTATCTATAACATTTCTCCAACAGCAACGCCTTTTATGTCATCAATCGGTAAAAACTCAATTAAGAACGTAGTTTTTGATTGGCAAACAGAAGCTCTACCAACAGTAGATGCAACTGGTGAAATTGAAGGATTCAGATTAGACGGTTCTACATCTGCTTCTACTGCAACAGTAAGAAAAACTAATGTTGCAATGATTTCAAAAAGAGATGCAACAGTATCAGGTTCTCAAGAATCAAGTGATCCTGCTGGTAAAAGATCAGAAATGGCACACCAATTAGCTATTATGGCTAAAGCTTTGAAAAGAGATATGGAAACAGCTCTTTGTCAAAAAGGTGCTAGAACAACTGGTAGTAACACACAGGCTAGGGTAACTGGTGGTTTTGAATCTTGGATGACTTCAAACGTATCAAGAGGAACTGGCGGTGCAAGTGGTGGAGACGGTGTTGCTCCAACTGACGCAGCAACTGGTGACAGAAGAGCTTTAACTGAACCTTTATTAAAGTCAGTTTTACAATCTTGCTTCCAAAACGGTGGTGAGCCTTCACTAGCGATTTGTGGTCCAGTTAATAAACAAGTTATTTCTGGTTTCACAGGTAGAAGTTCAGCTAGACAAATGATTGATGCAAACACAGTAGAGGCTTCTGTTTCTATTTACGCATCAGACTTTGGCGAGCTAAAAATTGTACCATCTAACTTCAGTAGAGATAGATCACTATTATTAGTAGATCCAGACTATGCAAAAGTATCTTACCTAAGAGACTTTAAAACAGTTGATATCGCTACAGTAGGGGATGCAGTAACAAAAATGTTGCTTGTTGAGTATGGTTTAGAAGTAGGTAACGAAGCTGCACACGGCATCGTTGCTGACTTAACTACTTAGTAGAGTTAGTCAATAACTTTAAGGGATGTTTCGGCATCCCTTTTTTTTGTGCTAAAATTAAGCATGGCAAAAACTACAGTAATAGATCATAAAAAAAACTTTAAATCTGTATTTGCAACAGAGGATAATAAGTTTATATACCATACTAAACAGGACGTTAATCCTACTTTAGAATATGTAAAACAATTGTCTGAACAGACACCAGGTAAAGATCTTAGGCATATAGCGGAAGTTCCAATGATTGTGTATCAAAGAGCTGTAAGAGAAGGATGGGCGCAAGATCCAGCAAAATGGAAAGATTGGTTAAACCATTCAGATAACAAACCATTCAGAACATGGAAAGGTAAAGTATGACATACAACGAGCTAAAAACTAATATTGCTAATTTCTTAAACAGATCTGATTTGACTAACCAATTAGATTTTTTTATTGATGCAACAGAAGCAGAGTTTAATAGAAGATTAAGAAATAAAGACATGGTAAAAAGAGCTACTGCAACAGCAGATGGCCAGTATTTATCATTACCAACTGATTGGTTAGAAGCTATCAATGTGCAAATAGATAGCAACGACTTTAGCCCATTGTTCCAACAGTCTATAGAATCAATGGATGTGTATAGAAAAAGCAAAGGTAATGCTACAGGACAACCTGTTTATTTTGCATTGGTAGATAATACAATTGAATTAGCACCTACCCCAGATTCAAGTTATACGCTACAATTAACATACTACGGCTCTATAGATGCTTTGAGTGATACGAATACAACGAATTTTATTTCTACATCATATCCAGACGCATACCTATATGGTGCTTTAAAACACGCATCTATCTATCTTATGGAAGATGATAGAGTTGCTTTATTCACATCACAGTTTG